TTGAATTTTCATGAGTTAGATAGTATAATAACAAGAGTAGGACAAGACTCAAGGATTATATTTGCTGGTGATGTCTTTCAGACTGACCTAGTTAGAACTAATGAGAAGACTGGTATCTTAGATTTCCAACGTATCCTTGAGGCAATGGATGAGTTTTCTTCCGTTGAGTTTGGTGTCGAGGACATCATTAGGTCAGGTCTTGTTAAGTCTTACCTTATCAGTAAAATTAATGCAGGACAAACATAGTGTTCACTCATCGTAATGATATAACTCCCATCGAGATGACTGCTGAGATGGTTGATGGTAAGCGAGTCTACTTCACACCTGAAGGTAAGAAGTATCCGTCAGTAACTACAGTCATATCCAACAACGCTAAGAAAGCTAAAGCAATTGCTAAGTGGAGAAAGTATGTTGGAGAGGAGAAGGCAAACAATATAACAAGGAGGTCTACTACACGTGGTACTCACTTTCATTCTATTGTTGAAGATTATATTAATAATGAGTTAGACTTAAAGAAGTACAAGGAACACCCCCTTCCTGTACTGATGTTTAAGCATTCTAAGGACTGTTTAGACAATATAAATAATATATTACTACAAGAAGCAGCTTTATATTCAGACCATTTGGAACTGGCAGGTAGAGTTGATTGCATAGCAGATTACAATGGATTGTTATCCATTATAGATTTTAAAACTTCTGCTAAGGAGAAGAAGGAAGCATATCTTTATGATTACTTCGTTCAGGAAACTGCGTATGCATGTATGCTTCTGGAAAGATATAAGTTAAGGGTCAAGCAACTAGTTACTATTGTCTCCTGTGAAGATGGTGAGACACAAGTAGTTATTCGTCCTCTTAAGAAGGAATATCTTGCATCACTTTTTAAGTACATAGACGAATACCAAAACAAACATGGAAAAAAGTAAACTATTAGAGGATAAATTTATGACAACTGCGAAATTCTCGCAGGAAGTGGAGAGAATAGTTTTAAATAATAATGATATGAATTATATTGACGCTATAATACACTACTGTGATGAGAATGAAATTGAATTGGAAACAGTTCCTAAACTAATTTCTAAACCACTTAAAGAAAAACTTAAGTATGATGCACAAGAACTAAACTTTATTAAACGTACATCTAGAGCAAAGTTAATGTTAGTATGACTTCCGAATTTTTTAGATCCGAATTAGTTAGAGGTGACATCCAAGAGATGATGGAACTTCAACAGATATGCTTCAAGTATGCTATGAGTTTTCCTCTCCTTGATAACGAGAAGAAACTTGAGTACCTAGAAGCATTGCAACTTATGATCGAGAAGCAAGAGATTATGTATGCACGTATGCAATTGAGTGATGACCCAGAAGCAAAGACAGTTCTTGAGAACATGAAACAAGGTATTGTAATGATGGGTGCTGATCCTAGTACAGATATTAAAACTATGTTCGATGAACTAAAGAGAAAGGTAGCATTTATGTTGAAAGAAACACAGAAAGAAGCTTGACAAACCCCCTCAATCCGTGCTATAAATAGTATATCGGGTTGACGAACTCGATAAGGGAGTGACTGAATAAACTTTCTGGCATATAGCTGGTTAAGGTGATGAGACACAGGTGGTGCTGCTTCCCCCAAGGAAGAATCGACTTACCAGTCGGGTCTCAAGCAAGGACGTAAAATTTACTACTGTAGTAATGCCCGTTCTTTGTTGGTAATACAGAAATCCAACCTCCCACCAAAACACAATCCAATTAAATCTAAAACAATCATATGTCATTTGCAGAGTTAAAAAGAAAGAGTCAAGCTAATTTTGAGTTCTTACAGAAAGAGATAGAGAAGACAAGTAGTAATAGTAATGCTGATGAACGGTTATGGAAACCAGGATTAGATTCATCAGGTAGTGGATACGCAGTTATTAGATTCCTTCCACCACCAGAGCAAGATATCGAAGGTGATACACCTAGTCTTCCTTGGGCAAAGTTATATTCACATGCTTTCCAAGGTCCAGGTGGATGGTACATTGAAAACTCACTAACAACCCTCAATCAAAAGGATCCAGTTGGTGAAGTAAACAGACAGCATTGGAATGCTGGTACTGAAGAAGGTAAAGAGTTAGCACGTAAGCAAAAACGTAGACTATCTTATTACAGCAACATCTATGTTGTTAAAGATACAAACGATCCCAACAATGAAGGTAAAGTATTCCTTTATAGGTATGGTAAGAAGATCTTTGATAAGATCCTAGCAGCAATGCAACCTGAGTTCCAAGATGAGACACCAGTTGATGTCTTTGATCTTTGGGAAGGTGCAAACTTTAAGTTAAAGATCAAGACAGTTGCTGGATTCTGGAATTATGATAGTAGTGAGTTTGATAGTCCTAGTGCTCTTAGTTCAGATGACTCTGAATTGGAAGCCATTTATAAAAAGGAACACAGTCTCAGAGCTTTCACAACACCAGACCAGTTCAAAACATACGAAGAGTTACAAGCAAGACTAAATCTAGTTTTGAATAGTGCTCCTGCTGCTCCTGTTTACAGAGAGGAAGCAGAAGTTCCTGTTCCAGTTGAAAAAGTCGCAGCAGTATCATCTGCTCCTAAGTTTAATACTAAGAGTGAACCATCGCCAGTGGCCGATGATGATGATGCATTGAGTTACTTCGCTGCTTTAGCAAACGAAGACTAAATGAGTGACGAACTAGTACGCATTGCAAATGCATTGGAAAGAATCGCAGACTTCTATGAAAAGGGTCTGCATGTGGACATAGATCATGCACACATAGATGATATCGGTGAGATACACGGTGACGTTGTAACTCATCCGAAGCAATTCTAAGGTGTGAAAAATGACTTTTTGATTATGGTAATCTGGGAAAAAATTTCCCGACTAAAATTGACTAAAAAAGTCGATCTAAACTAAAGTTTCTTTGACTTTCTTGGAAACAAACGCAGAGCACTTATTATAGGTGCTCTGTTTTTTTAGGTCCGCTATTAATGGTTTAATAAATTGACTTTTGATAATATAGATCTCTCGCTTTGCATCGTTCTTTCTAGTCTCATCGTCAAATATTGAAATACCTTGACTTATGGAATTTCCAGTAATTGTTGAAACTGAGTTATTTACGTCTTCGTTGTTATACTTGAAATTACCGTCATAGAAGGTTTTATCGACTTTTTGCCCTTTTTTCAAAAATACCGTTCCATTGCTATTTTTTACATCTTCTTTAATTTCATAATATCGGATAGTTGAGTATGGATCGCTATATTGACTTTCAACCCATTTTTGCAATGAATAGTCAGAAACTGGCCAATCTTGATTTATATTGATAATATCATTTGTTATTGCAACAACCCAATCTAGACCAGTGCTACCATATACTTCATCAGCAACTTGCTCTATTCTATGATTGTTCTCTACAACCATTTTATTGTAGAAAACAGAATAATCAAATATATCAGGATTTACTTGAAATCTTCTAAAGAAGTTCTTTACTAAGATATAGTCAGAACTAGAAAAAGGAAAGCTCTGTTGCTTCTTGTCGTATTTTAGATTTGGTAATATTGAGAAATACATTAGTAACTCCAGTTTCTGTCTTGTTGTAGATCTTCTTTGTATACGATCTTTGTTTCTACCATTTGAATTGATAGTTCTACTGCAGATGGATATCCACCCATATATGTTGAATAAGAACCATCTGGTGTGTAGTTGATATCTACGTTTGTTAATGCTAAACCTTTATATTGTGATAGGTATGGATGCAACTTAGTACCATTCATTAATTTCATTCTGACCAAATCTGGTATCTTAATGAAGTTGGTAAATTTACTACTACCACTAGCATTCCTTCCATCACCCTGAGCATTACCGAATGATGGTAATAGTTCCATTTTAAATATGTGGCATATTTGATGAATTTGCTCTGCTTCTTTCTCATCTCTAGCATTCATCTTAAACTTAAATCCAATATTACGTGTCTTAGGACCACCAAATAGCAGTTCTACCATTGGGTTTTTAATAACAGCACTGGTAGCACCAAGAACATCGTTTTGACTTAACTGTTGGTTAGCTCCTGATAGTATTTTTGATACCACATCACTTGTAAGTCCAACCATACCAGCAGGTATACTTTTTACTCCTTCTATTATTGCATTTTCAACATTTCCACCAATAGCACCCAATATTCCAGCAGCAGCACTACCAAATTCTTTACCACCCCATGATGCAGCAAATGAAGTACTTACATCTTGAGGCATGTATAGTTGAATTGATGGTATTTGTTGTTTTCTACCTGTTGAATGATTGTGTTGTATTGCCCTTCTTGAAAAGTTACCATCAATTTCATTAGCTTCACCATCAATCTCTGTCTTTAATTGATTGTAACCTACACCTGCTCTAAGGTCATTAATTGCTTTATTAGGTAATTGCCTTGCTTCTGTATTTGTTAAATCTTGTACACTTTGTTTATTCAATCCACTTCCCTTAGTAAGCATGGGTGGCGAATACTCGAAGAAATCAAACTGGATATAGTCAGTATCAGAACCTATTGCCATATCTTCTGGATATCTAAGGGTAGATCTATCCTCAGACATCTTCTTTCGGTCTAATTGAAGGTCTTCTATTACGGCCATGTTAGTATGATTCTAGTGTGCGTTTAACTCGTATAGTTCGCTTCCTATTTCTATAGGAGTCATCCCAAACATCACTTT